GAGCTTTGGGAAAGTTCGCACGCGGAGCTTCGGGGAAGTTCGCACGCGGTGCTTCGGGAAAGTTCGCACGCGGTGCTTTGGGAAAGTTCGCACGCGGAGCTTCGGGGAAGTTCGCACGCGGTGCTTCGGGAAAGTTCGCACGCGGTGCTTTGGGAAAGTTCGCACGCGGTGCTTTGGGGAGAAGCCCTTGTAAGCGCATTCAGCGCCAAAGAGATTGTCGCCCACGGTTACAACGTTATTTCTCTCCGCAAATCGGCCAAGAAAACTATAAAGCTCGTCGTCGGCAAAAATGCGACACTGAAAATCGTTCCTGACTTCAAGCCAACGTTCAAGGAATTCGCGCTCCGCTATCCTGTAGAAGTTAAGGGTAAGAACGCGATCATGTACAAGGCAGTTCATAAGCGCGACGGGAAATACTTTTCCGATTACTCAAGCGGATTTGAGTATGAGATCGGCAAAGAAAAGACCCATGACTGCGCTCCCTCTTCTGATGGCTCGTGTGCTCCCGGCCTCCATGTATCCCATAAAAGCTGGGCGAGGGGATTTGGCGGCGGATGGATTGATTTCGCCCTTCTCGAATGCGAAGTCCCGATAAAATCCATTGTGGTATCTAAGGATACCGACGGAAAGGTCCGCACGTCGAAATTAACCGTGCTCCGCGAAGTTCCCGCGAGCGAATATTGGCAATGATTACTTCACTTGAACCGAACCAGGTTTTCGTGTTCGGCAGCAATCTGGGCGGCAGGCATATGGCCGGAGCCGCGTTCCAAGCAAAACACCAGTTCGGCGCGGAAGATGGCATAGGCGAAGGACTCACCGGCCAGTGCTACGCATTCCCCACCCTCGACGCCAATCTCCAAAAGCGTACCGATGAGCAACTAGGATGGAGCGTAAAAGAGTTCTACCGCGTCGCCCGCGAAAACCCTTCAAGACAATTTCTTCTTACCAAAGTCGGCTGCGGGATAGCAGGGTATGACGAAGGCTACATGCGATCCCTCTTTGCCGACCACCCGACAAATGTCGTCCCGCCGGACGATTGGAAATAAATTAACCAATAAATTCTATGGACATCAGAAACATCATCGCAGAGAAACTACAGCTTTCCGTCCGCATGGAGGAAGGCGACCGTGGTCCTGAAGATAACGAAAGTTCTCGGGAGCTAGAGCCAATGTTCGGAGAAGAAACCGCGCCGCAGTCGGAGGGCGAAGAATATCGACTAGCCCACTAAACGGATGCAGTACAAGTTCGACGAGGTTAATCACCTCCATTCGTTAGATGGGAAACCCCTCATCGGAACCTCGACCGTCGTAGGCGTTTTAGCGAAGCCTTTGACCTGGTGGGCGTCGGGCTTGGCAGTAGAAAAATTGGGATGGATTAAGAAAGCCGATTCCCGCAAAGCGACGCCGAAAGAAATTGAGCAGAACACCGTCGTACGTCAGCAAAAAGCGTTCGAGATGTTGAAATCTTACGAGCGCATGACCGTGCCGGAGTACATCGCCCTGCTCGACAAGGCCTACCGCGCCCATGCTGACAAGCTAGAAAAATCGGCTGACAAAGGAACGGACATGCACGCGGAGCTTGAAGCCTATGTGAAAGATTGCATTGCCCACGGCGGCGCTCCCCTCGAAATAATCAGCGGCCCGAGCAACGAGGCGGTAAGAACGTTCGCAGCCTGGGCAATGGAAGAAGTCAAACGCTTCATCGTATCCGAAGGGCATTGCTACTCGAAGGAATTATGGACGGGGGGTATTACGGATTGCATCGCCGAAAGAAAGGATGGGCAGATCGGCGTAATCGATTTCAAGAGCAGCAAAGAAGCGTACTTCTCCCAGTTCCTTCAGATCGGAGGCTATGACACCGAGGTAAGCGAAAATGGAGTCTTCGATAAAGAGGGAACCAAGCTCTGTGAGCTTGAACGGCCGATTTCCTTCTACGCGGTGTTTCCGTTCGGCATGGAGAAGCCGGAGCCGCAGTTCCACTTCGATACGGTGGGCGCGCGGAAGGGCTTCGAAGCGGCGGTGGTTCTGTACAAGCTAATCAACGCAGAAAAATAAACTAATCACTAATTACTAAAATGGCAGATTATGACAAAAAAGAGTTCGTCGCCGGAAAGTGGGCTGACAAAGCGGAGCTTCATGAGAAGCGTGTAAGCAAAGCGAAGATCGTGAGCGAAACGAACCCGGAAACGAGCGCCTTCAAGAACGAGGATGGAAGTTCGCAAATGCAGGACGTATGCAAGGTGCAATTTGCTGGGTATCCAGAAGCCTTAAAGGTTTCTCTGAACCGGGCGACTATCAATGCATTGGTGGATGCTTACGGCCGGAGTTCAAAAGACTGGCAAGGCCATGTCCTTACGGTCGAAATTGATAAATTGCCCGGCAAAAAGTTCCCGTTGTTTCTCATTCCGGAGAACTACAAGCGGATCGAGGACGAGAATGGCTACTCTGTGATCGTGAAGAAAGATACGGGAACCGCAGCGGCCGCGCCGGCAAAAGACCCGGACTTCGACGCCGCGCCGGAAGACTTCTAAAACCCAACCCAAGGGATGTCCGGAGAATAAGCGCGGGGCAACATCCGGATACCTACGACCCGAACTTAACATCCCTCCCCGCAACCTGAAAACATGAAATCCACTAATCGTAAATGCCCTATATGCAAAGGTCGCGGACGGTTGCCAAATCCTCTTCATTCCAAAGGCAGAATCGATCGCAATGATGCAATTGCGAAGGCGTTGAGAAAAGACGGTTATTCTTTCGGAGAAATCGCTGTCATGTTGGAATGTTCGCGGAATATGGCAGTCAAATACGTAAACCGATAAATCACAAACTCTCATGCACGAAGACAAAAAACTGTGGGAAGTAACGTTTGTATGCGAGGACCATATGGGCGAAAACGAAGACACGCTCATCGTCGTCGCTCATTTCGTAAAAGAAGCGTATGACAAGGCCGTGGAGTTCCTTCGCGAGCGCGATAAAGAGGAATCGTATCAGGATGAATCGCATTCGTGGAACATCGTCAAGGTCGAATTTCAGGGAATCATTGATCTCGAATGACCCGCCTCACCTTCACCTATTCGGCTTTTAATTGTTGGTATCACAAACTCTACAAAACCTGGGGAGCGACGTTGAGCCGCGCCGGAAGACAGATGATTATTTTCGACGGGCGGCATTCGTTAGAAGACCTGAAGTGGGCGATAGATTCAATATCAAAAACATGAACCAGTCCTGTCCCAACTGCGGAGCGAACATGTCGGTCTGGGAGCATAAGCTCACGCCAGGCCTCGTGGATGCCCTGTGTGCCGCAATAGAATTCGTCCACCGCAGTAACCATAACCGATTTCACCTGCAAAAAGATTTGCCCGGCCTCTCGAAGTCTGCTTACAACAACTTCCAAAAACTAAGATTCCATGCCCTCGTGGCGAAAGTGGATGACGCGCCCGGCTATTGGCTTATTACGGCGCGTGGCGGACAGTTCCTCCGGGGCGAGATCGAAGTGCCGAGAAGCGTGAAGACGTTCCGCAACAAAGTCGTTGAGCACTCCCGCGAGCTCATACACATCAGGCATTTCAGGAATGCGATACCGTCCTTTGAGACGCGCCGGGACTTTCTCGAACAATCCGCGCCGGCATTCCCCCCCAAGCAAAACGTCGAAGCAAACCAACTTTTCTAAAAATGAAACATGCAGTCAGCATCACTACTTATTTGATAATGGCCGTACTCTTTCGGCTTTCAACTCAGGTGATTCTTTTTTCCTTGCTCGGGTATCTGTGGGCAAGCCTGATTTGGTTAGGGCCGCCGCCGTGGTTTTCCCGCTGCCCGCTCTGCAAAACCGGCGAAATAAAAACCTGGACGGCCGGAAAAGACAAGACCTACTGCACGAACCCTCGCTGCCCGCCGAAAAAACAAAAGATTGAACACGAAGTCTTATGAACAACATCAAACTCACATCAGCCCAAGACGCAATCAAGCAGGCGATTGAGGGAGGGTATAACCCAAAACAGGGATGGATTGAAGTCATTGCACCAAATCACAAACCGAAGAAAAATCCTTACGGATATTCTTTATTCGAGATTCTTACCGACCCCCTTTTCTGGCAAGCATTAGGGAAGGCGAGGGGATGGAAGAACAGTATGGTTGCTCGTAAGGAATATCTTGTTCCGATAGTGCAAGGGGACATAGGGCATCAAGAAGTAAACCATTCTCTTTCTCCGTACCCTGCTTGGTTTTGGTATGCGAGATTGTGGATGGAAACTCGCATGTCGGGCGGGGATGAAACAGAGTTGTGGGAATCACTACCGTAGCTGTTTCACGGGATACGGCACGTTATTTCTTCTTGTTCGCGCTGACACTTATAGAATCTCGAAAGTGTTTTCAACCGCCCCCAATATGTGACGCTCATCTCTCGTACCGCACCAGCGCCCATCACGCCACAATCCATCTCATCTTCTCGGATGCCAGGAGTGCCCACACACTCTAGATATTCACCCACTTCCCAGCCGTGCTTAGGATAGGTTACCAGCATATGGCTTGAGTGAGAAAACCAACCCTTTTCGTCGGCCGTGTCATACCCGCCGCCGACGACGAGGATGGCGAAGATGAGGATTACTAAATTTCTAAACCAAACCATCAATTGCTTCATTTAGCTCGCCGCAATTGTACGCCTCACCTCCAATTCCATTTCCGCAACTGTTTCCACGCCTGGACGAGTTGCTGGATAGCCCGTGGCCCCGGTTTCCTTTCGACCTCGCAGGCTTGGTGCGTCTCCCGGTAGAAATTCTCTACGCTCTGGGCGCTCAGAAGCGAGAGATTACGTCGGAGTTGCTCGATCTCGATTTCGCTCATGACCTCCTCTTTCCGGGATTCCGTTTTCGAGCGCCGGGACATGACGAAAAATGGTACCATACAAAAGAGAATAAAAGGCGAACATCCACTTCTGCTCAGTCCAAACCTGTCAGGTGCTTGATTCCTTTCAGATTTGCGTAGAAAGCGAGGGATATCCCCAGGAGATAGAGCGCATAGCCTATCAAATTGCATAGCTTATAGAGTTTTTCGGCGGCGTCTCGAATCTTCACAGCTTGCGTTAGCAAATGATCCTCAAAAACTGCGATCTCAATTTCTTGGAGCGCAAGCTCCATTATCTTTATTTTCACCAGGGCGCTATGCGACCATGCGTTACCGGCGAGCGATTTTTCAGTCTCCAGCGAAGCGGCTATGACGGTTTCTACATTCCGTCTGAGCTGCAAGAATTGTTTTCTCAGCGCTCTTGCATTCGGAGGGAATGGCTTGAGCAATCTCGCTGTCTGCTGCTCCATCTGACGTAGCTCATTGCGACGTTTCCTGAGTGCTACTACATCTTTTCTAATGACCTTAGAGAAATTATTGGTTCTCTTGGCCTGCCTCACCAGTTGTTTGGTGTCGGGTGCCTTCAGATCGATTTCCAGTTGTGCAAGCTGGGTTTGTAAATTGGAAAGGCTTAGTTCGGTGTGACATAAGCTTTCGGCGGAAGAGATCCCATCCTGCAGCGCCTTTAGCCAATCCTTGAATATTTCCCTGAACACGAACGTGAGGACAAGGATCGTGAAGGCGATGATATTTAGCTTCATTTCAGGAGACTTGACGGTGGCGCTCGCGATTGTACGATTAAATTAAACCCCAACAAAAGAGGAATGAGAAAGACTGCCCAGACCCCATCGGCGCAGGCCAAAAAACGGATACAAGCGCTCCTAAGGGAGATCGCCATTAGAAAAGATGGCGGATGCGTCCTTCAGAACTATATCGAGGCGGGAATGTGTGGAGGGTACGGTCCCAAATCGGGCAAGCTCATCCTCCAAGCTGAACATTTGAATACGAGAGAACGGAACATAAGCTACGGCGACATGCGGAACATCGTGTGCCTCTGCCAGCGGCACCACGGCTATTTCAAACAGCAGAATGGAGCGCTCTATTGGGATTTGATTCGGCGGCACATCGGGCCGGAACGGTGGGAATGGCTCCAAAGAGTTATCGCCGATCGCACGACCTATACCTTCACGTCACACGACTGGCTTAAGATTGAGGTGGCTTTGCGGCAGGAATTGGCCACGGTATCTTAAACATTTCCTCCAACACCCGACCCTCAACCGCCGTGCCCGGTGTGAGCAAACTATAAAACTCCGGGCCGCTCATATCGTGCGGACGAAAAATCTCCCGACGTTCCGATTCACAGGACAAATCGGCTTGCTTTCCCGTATTACGCTCAACCGTCCAGATCGTGTCCATCATCGGCCCTCCTGGAATGTGCAAACAATTTCATACAGCTTTACAAATCATGACAAATGCACGGAGATGTAGTACCGTTCAGAAACCCGTGCCAGGAGCGGGGTTCACGGCATGTCTTCAGCGAGGTACGTTGTGAACCACGACGAATTACAAAGTCTGCGGGAACTCCTCGAACGCGGTAGGGAACCCGCACCAAAGATAAGCATGTTCCGCAAGACCGTGCTCCTGATTAAGAGCAAATTCGCGCGGCCAAGCAAACCGCCGGTGCCCCAGCCTGAGACCAAAAAAAAGGACGCGGCCTAAACCTCAATGTCCGCGAAGCACGAGCACGACCTGAAGATCTCCTCCTTGACAACCGCGCCCGCTATCTTACGATTAAAGTATCCCCACCACAATCCATGAACAATTTTCAGCGCCTTGTCCGCTGGTGGAAACGAAAGAACCAGGTAGTGGTGCAGGAGTTGCCGCCGCCGGCCCCGATCCGCACGCTCGCGCCCCGTAAGAGAAAACCAACCCGCACCAAACGCAAAACCGCGAAGTAAATCCCTAACCCATGCAAATGTGAAACAGCGCCTCCATCACTGCCGGATGTGCGGGCTCACGATCCTCCCGGCGGACGTGTGCAACCATCCGAAGTGCCACGGTTGTTCAATCCTCCTGGAGCCGGAACTTAACGATAAGACGTTGTGCTGGTGCGGAAAGTACCACAACGCACCGTCCATCCGAGATCCCAATTTCTGCCGGATGTGCATGGGCGAGGAAGTCCCGACCGGCACACCCCGTGGCCAGCCGGTCAGAATCCAAGACGACGAAGAAGATCCCGACGAACCCGACGAACTCGAAACAAACTAATCAAAACCAATTTACAAAATCATGTTGAGAGGCATTGCAAAATGGTGGGCGAAGCTCAGTTACATCTTTAGCTTGGAGACAGAGGCGGCGAAGAATGAAATTAACGGCGCGACCGCAAAACGGAACGCCGAAGAAAAGCGGAAACTCGTTTTGCAACTGAACTCGGAAGCCGACGCGATCTACGAGAACATGAAGAAGGTTGAGAAAGAGGAAGAAGAGCGCCGCGCCGGAGAGGAATACCAGAAGTTGAGCAAGCAGGAGCAGTACGAGGACGAGCGGGCGGCGAAAAAAGAAAAAGACGACGCGCTCCAGATCATCTCGGAAAAGCGAAAGCTCGCGGACGAAGAAAGCAAACACGTTTCAGAAGCCGAACAGGTCGCCCAGGTATTGCGCGGGAGAGCGCAGGACAGCAGAAGTTTTGCGGATAAGATTCGGGAAATATGAAGATGCTGACCGAGCGCAAAACCTTCCCCTCTCATTGGAGCAAAAAGCGAATAGACCGCTATAAGCGCCGGTTCCAAAAACGATTAGCAAAACGACAATGATCGAGCGCTACACCATCAAATTCGGCCCGGCGGTGAGCCAGAAGGAGCTGGAAAAGGCCTTGCATGAGAACGACGGCATAGCTCATCCCAACCTTCACAAGATGAAGGCGCGCATAGAGGTTGTCGGGGATTTTGAGGACCTGAAGAAGATGTCGGCGTTTCTGAAGGAGCTTTCGAATCCGAACGATTAAGGTTCAAAATCTTCCACAGATGTTATTTCGTGGCCCCCGGAGAAATAGGGTATATCCTGCAAAACCCCGCGATGGGGTGAGCAGATGAGATACAGATTTCTCGTCGTGTCGAATAGGATGGCAATGACCGTTTCTCCCAATCGTTCAAATGGTTGGCCCACCGTTGCAGTAAAGTTTTTTCCATTGTGTCTGCCGGTCACCCGATAGATTCTGCGGTCACTCAGGGAAGCGTCCCTACTGTTGAAAGTTCTGATTGCTTCATAGGTTTCTTCGGCTTCTTTTGCATCTTCTGCGGCCGGGAGAAAGAATTTCATGGGAGTAGTATACCCCCTAGGATATTTGCATATTCCGCGCCCGAAGGTAGGATTATTGGTAACACCCCACCCGCCGCATTTCCATGAAGATTTCCACCGAACAAAGGCAGTATTACAAGTCCCGAATACGGAGCGTTATTGCCCAGCATCCTCAGATAAGCCAGGTAGGTTTAGCGGAGCGCCTAAAGGCCGAGGGGCTTGAACTCGACCGCAAATATCTCGGCTCCCTTTTGAACGACATCTACGTCGAACGTTCTAAGCGCGCGAATACGTGGATGCTGAACCACGCCCTCTCAGCTTTCCAAGACGTAATGATGGAAATTTCGGCCGTCGCGTGGGAAATCGCCAACGACCAATTCGCCCGGAAACAAGACAGGGTGATGGCACTGCGCGAGATCCGCGAGGCACATAAAGATATGTTCGAAAAACTCTTTGACGCCGGCGTGTTTGAACGCAAGCTCGGCACGTTAGACGCCACCCTCCGCAATACGCCCCTTCCCGAAGAACGGAAACAAGCAATCCGCGCCGTGTTCACAAACTGGGGATTACTAGAAGCTCCGAAGGAGGATGCCACAACAACCACTCCTCCCGCTTCCTGATTCCCCCTTCGACAGCTTCGAAGCGCGCAAAGAGAGCCGCAAATCCCTCCTTGGTTTTTCGCTCGTTTACCTATCTGGATATTTCTCAGAACCTCCGGCGACATTCCACGCAGAGATGATCCATGCGCTGGAGGATGAGAATATCCGCCGTTTGCTCATGATCGGCTTTCGCGGCTCCGGCAAAACGAAGTTTGGCAGCTTGGCGCTTCCCTTATGGGCGGCGCTCGAATACCCGGAGAAATATCCTTTTATCATCCTCGTCGCGAACACGTCGCAACAGGGGTCGCTCAACCTTTTCGCCATCAAGAACGAACTGGAAAGCAATGCCCTCATCAAGCAGGACTACGGCGAGATCACGGGCAAGGTGATCGAGGACTTCTCGCTGAAGGGAGAGGGAGATGAATGGCAGAAACAGAACATCGTCCTTTCGAACGGCGTCCGCATCCTTGCCCGCGCCCGCAGCCAAAAGATACGCGGTATAACCCATCTCCAACACCGGCCGCGCCTCATCATCGTGGACGACCCGGAAGACGGCGAATGGGTGAGGACAAAGGAAAACCGCGACAAAACGGATAGATGGCTCCATTCCGAGATCATGCCGGGCATGGACGCGCGGAAAGGGAAGCTCGTCGTCATCGGGAACCTTTTGCATATGGATGCTTTGCTTTCCCGCTTGCGCGCGCCCGGAACGGGATTTAAGGTCCTCGAATTCCCGCTAATAAATAAGGATGGCATATGCACCTGGCCCGCGATGTATCCCACCGAGCAATCGCTTAAGGACAAAGAGCGCGACATGGGCGCGATTGCGTGGCAGCGGGAGATGTTGCTCAAAATCGTTTCCGATGACGAAGCGGTCATAAAGCCGGAAGACATCCACTACTACGACGAGCGGCCAATGAACGCCGTAGCAAGTATAAAAGGCCACGGGATTGACCTCGCAATCAGCCAGAAAGAAGGCGCGGACTACACCGCAATCGTAAGCGGGGAAGTGTTCTATGTGGACAACGCGCCGAAGATATTCATCCGGCCAAACCCCTACAACGAGCACGTTACGTTCCACAATTTCCTCCAGCATGTCAGGAACATCCCCGGCGAACTGAAGGGCGCAAACCTTTTCTTTGTGGAAGACGTGGCGTACCAGAAAGCGGCCATTCAAGAGATGGAACGGGCGATGTTGCCCGTTGTCCCCATGAAGCCTCAGGGCGACAAGCGCGCGCGGCTACAAGTCGTCGCGCCGTATATCAAAAACGGAACCGTCCTTTTCCCGCGCACAGGGTGTGAACAGCTTTTAGGCCAGATGTTCAATTTGGGAGTGGAGAGTCATGACGATTTAGTAGACAGTTGTGCATATTTATTGCAGGGTTTGGCGAACCAAGGTCTTGAGTTGCCGAAGATTCAATGGATTGATGCGTAGCTTATGCACATGACTTTCGCGCGGAAAACCTTATAGTTACGATAAGCATGCCTGAATCCCTCAAAGCCACCAAAGCCCGCGAGATCACAAAAGAGAGCGTCACCGAAGCAGAAACGCTTGTGGTGAACGGCGTTTCGGTTTCTAGGCCAGCCGAGCATCCTATGCAGGCCGGTGATTTCTATTTCCGACCGACACTTACCCAGTCAATTGGCAAAACTCCCCTGTGGCGGCGAATATTTTTGCGCGAGACACGAAATCGCCACGTCTACGGCTCGGTGACGACCATCGTCATTAGCTGTCCGGCTTGCGGACTTCCCATTCTCACCAGCCCCGCGCACAAAGTGCTTCAGAGAAATCCCCTAACCATCGACCGCGAAATAGCGTGCCCCTATGCTCCCGCCGGACTTTCAGGAGCACACGCATTTTCCATAAAGAACGGAAACATTATGTCTGCGTAAATGGACAACCGTTTCATCCCTACATCCAGTCTGAATGCCAAGAACAAGCCAAGCTGGCCTATTCGCGCTTTAAATTCGCTTAATCCCTTCAAATCCCGTATCGAGCCGGAAGTGTACGGCCAGGACCAGAAAATCGAGTTCAACCGCTTCGGCATCGTGAACCGCGCCGTTACGAAATCAGGACGTTCCGTATTTGGTGAGTTTAGCGAGGGAAGCCAATTCAACATCCCCGCGCCAGGCGGCGGCAGTTCAATCAACACCTCGAAAGCATTAGCAAACAACAAAGGATTCGTCTACGCCGCCGTAAACGCAAAAGCGCGCGAAGTTATGAACATTGACTGGCGCTTGTTCGAAGTGGACGGCGAAGACCACGAGGAACAACTCGATCACGATTTACTCGACTTGCTCGACAGCGTGAACGACAACATGACGGGGCTGGAATTTAAGTACCTGATTTCAGCCTGCCTCGACCTTACGGGGAATGCCTATATCTGGCTCGAAGGCGTAAAAAATGACACGGACAAACCCAAAGCCCTCCATCTCATGCCGCCGGACAAGGTGCAGACGATCATCGACCGCCGCTCGTGGCCGAACCAGTTGATCGGTTACAAGATGCGCCTGGAAAATTCGACGACCGACATGGCGTTCCAGCCATACGAGGTTGTGCATCTCCGCCTGCCGAACGCAAAGAATTTCTTCGAAGGATTAAGCCCAGTAGAAGCGGGCGCGGAATACATCGACAACGACAACTATGCGATGGAGTTCAACCGCAAATTCTTCATCAACGGCGCGCGGCCGGCAGGCTTCCTTGAAAGCGAATTTGTTTCCGAAATACAGACCGAAGTCTTAAAGATCAGCTTTGCCAACCAGCATGAAGGCATCGACAACATGAACCGCATCGGTGTCCTGCCTAAAGGTGTGAAGTGGGTGCCCACGGGTTCCAACCCAAAGGACATGGATTTCAAAAACATGTCCGAAGATATGCGCGACCGCATTCTTTCGATGTTTGGTGTATCACGCACAATTTTAGGAACAGCGGAATCAGACACGAACCGTGCAACCGCCGAAACGGCGGACTATGTCTTCTCGAAACGCGTTATCAAACCGCACATGACGCTCATTTGTTCATTCCTCAATGAGCGCCTCGTCCCTCGCTACGGAGATAACCTCTACATAACGTTCATTGACCCCGTGCCGGAAGATAAAGCCTTCAGGACAATTGAGATGCAGGCCGCCTCAGGCAGCCAGCCAGTGCTCACGCCGAATGAAACCCGCGATGAGTTTATGGGAATGGGACCTGTGGAGGGCGGCGACAAGCTCTATGGCTCAACCTCATTCGCACCGCTTGGCGAACCAGAGGCAGAAACGGACGTTGACCCCGATGCCAAACCCAACACCGAACCGTTGAAACGAGTTGCCAAATCCGTTAAAGCCGCGAACGGCCAGCGCGTCGCATTCCGTGTTGCGCGAACGAAGCTGCATAAGCGCACTGAGATGCGGAAAAAGATGGCCGAAGGCCTTAAAGAACGAATTGCAAAAGCAGTTGAGGAAGCTGCGAAGCACGTGAGCTTCTCCACGAAAGAAAAAGATGCGGAAGTTTCAAAAGCCGTTAGCGAACGTACCTTTAAAGCCGAAGCTGAAATAAAAGAAACGATCATCAAGCTGAACGGCGAACAGAAAAAAGAAGTCCTTGCGAATCTTTCCAATGTCGTAAAAGCCATCGACCCGTCGAAACTTTTCAACATCGACAATTGGATCTCGATAACGACGAATGCTTTGACCCCGGTCATGGAAAGCTTGTTTGAGAGTGAAGGGAAAGCCGCCGCCGCTGAAATTGGCAAACCCGAACTCAACCCCATCTCTGACATCGCCGCGCGGGAAGCATTGCACGAATCCATAGCGAAGATGTCAGAGAGTTACAACCAGACGACCCTTGCCACCCTTGAAGTGAAAATCAATGACGGCCTTGCGGCAGGCGATAGCTTGGCGGATATCTCAAAAACGGTGAGTGAAATTTACGAATGGAGCGACACCTGGCGCGCGGAGAGAGTTTCGAAGACCGAAGCATTTCGCACGACGAACATGGCATTGAAGACCGCCTGGCAGCAATCCGGCGTCGTAAAGACGATCAAGTGGTACACGTCTTCGGCCGAACCGTGTCCCTTCTGTCTCGCGATGAATGGCAAGGTCATTAGCATCGACCAGAACTTCTTCAATAATGGCGACAGCTTGACGGTGGGCGAAGGCGACGACGCGAAAACGATGTCGCTCGACTACGGGGATGTCGGTTCGCCGCCTCTTCATCCCCAGTGTCAATGCGTAGCCAGGCCAGAGGAAATTTCTATTGATTAAGCGTGAAAACAAATTGCGCCTATTGTGGAAAAGAGTTGGATCGCTCACCATGTCGAGCGAAGCGACGTTGTTATTGCAATCAAACTGAAGTCATGTTGTACCAGTACAAGTACGGGATCATGGATGGCAAAAAGGTTATAGAGAATGCCCACGAAACGCTTGCTAGTAATGGCTGGAATCGTGGTGTACCTAAACCCATGCTCATGGGCGAGAATAATCCCGCAAAGCAACCTGACGCTCGCGCCAAAATCAGCGCCGCCAAATTAGATCACAATTGGATGCGTGGCCGTACTGGGAAACTTCATCATCTCTACACAGGTGGGAAAATCTGGTGGAGGGGTGCTGACTGGGATGCCATTAAACTACGCGTTCGGCAGCGAGACGGTTTCATGTGTACTGAATGTGATATGACCGAGTGGCAACACGAACAAAAATGGGGACATCCCCTCCATGTCCACCACATAATCGCTTACCGGATTTCTCACGACAATTCCATGTCGAATCTTCAGACGCTTTGTGATTCTTGCCACGGAAAGAAAAAATCTGACGAAAACATCCTGATTGAACAGTGCCGAGAGGTGCTGGCCCTTCCTGCCGCAGCTCAGTAACCCACAAGCAGCGAAAATTCCTTTTCCTATACTTCAATCATGCTCGATTCCGTCCAGAACCTAGTCAAACTCAACGTATCGCAAGGGTACGACCAAAACGCAACCTCGATCGTATTAGAAGCGGGGCAAGGCGCGGAACTCCCGGCGGCTTCGTTCAATGTGACTTGGTGGAATGCTACGGACTATGCCGACCCTTCTGATGACCCGAACGCCGAGATCGTACGTATAACTGCCATTTCTACTGACACGTTGACCATTACCCGTGGCGCTGAGAGCGCGACCGGCGGAGGCGCGGCATCAACGAAAAATACAGCAGGGAAGACCTACAAGATGATCCTCGGCATCACGGCCAAGATGATTACCGATATTGGTGCCAATCTCCAAAAGCCGTGGAGATTGGTTACGGTGAATGGCACGATTAACAGCGTAAACACGGTATTTACGCTCAACGGCGCGATTACGCCATTCGACCCGAATTCGATGGACCTCAAGCTCGCCCGGCAGCCCCAGGAGCAGGGAATCGACTACACGCTTTCTGGCACGACCATCACCTATGTCGTTCCTCCGGATATTTCGCTCGCCGGCCAACCGCACACTGCCAAGTACCAGTAATCCCCAAGCAATCAAATCCGCTTTAACTATAGTTAAAACAACATCCGCTACATGAAGAAGTTCCTGCTCGCCTTATCCTCTCTCCTCTTTCTCGCTTCTGCCGGGCAGTATTTAACGACGCGCGCCGCCGCCTATCCTCCGGCTTTAGGGGGGACCGGCACGTCACTTGTCCCGGCCTCAGGCACAATCCCGATTGGTACCGGCGCGGGAATCTACACCCCCGCACTGCTCACGCCGGGCACCGATATCGTTATCAGTAATGCTTCCGGGAGCGTGACGATTGCGGTGAACGCAAACCAATTCCTTCCGTCCAGTACGGTGTATGTGGCGTCAGTGAATGGCCAGAGCGGGACGGTCACAATAACCTCATCAACCTTGGGCGTCGCAACAAACACGATCTCGCTTTTCAATGGGAATGGGTTTACGACGACGACCATTCAAAGCGTGCTGAACTCGCTCTCAGTATCCGGCCTCTTGACCTACAACTCATCCACCGGCGTTTTAGGCTACACATCGTCTTCCCTCGCACTCGGTACGGCGTCGCATAATAGTTCTTCGGATTTTCTCGCGTCATCCACCGTCTATGTCACGACTGTGAACGGACAATCGGGGGCGGTGACGATAAACGGTGTGGCAACGACCACTATCAACGGCACGCAGGCGGCGGTTTTCCGGATTGTGGGAGACGGCACAACCGTCACCTCAACCGTGAGCGGCGCGACGACCACATTTTCTATTCTCACTACGGGCAATTGGATCGGCACATGGCAGGGCGTGAATTCCTCAACCTTTTATCTTGCGACCAATCCGAACCATTACATCTCGTCCTCAACCGCGAGCACGCTCTACTACCCGCTGACTGGCAATCCGTCCGGCTTTCTGACATCCGCCCCGGCGACGACCACGGTCAACGGCCAGCAGTGCGCTGCGTTCACCTTCAGCACGACAGCGACCACAAGCCCCAGTTCCGTGACGACCACGACGTGCGCGCTTTTTATCAATCTTCTTACCTATTCGAGCGGCACGGACATCAATGTCAGCTCGAACGGAGTTATAAACTTCGTGAACACTCCGGGATATCTCACGGCGGCGGTCACCTCCGTCAACGGCAACTCGAATGCCGCGCAAACTTTCACGGGAGGCACGGGAATTTCGGTATCGAGCTCCGGCGGCAATACCACGACGACGAATACCGGCGTGACATCGTTCACGGGAGCAGGATGCGTCACGGCCGCGAATAGCACGGGCACGGTAACGCTCTCGGTGACCTGTGCGGGCAGTGGCGGCGTTGCTTCGACGACCCCATTCACGGCAGGCAATCTCGTTGTCGTATCGTCGTCTGGCGCATTAGCAAGCATCTCAAGTTCGACCTACTATCTTTCAACAAATCCTTCAGGCTACATCACAACCTCGACCAATAATTTCGGCGGCATCACCACTTCTACCTACAACGCTTCCATAACTATTTCCACGGCTGCTCCTTTGGGCGGTGGTGGGCAACTCTCGAATAATGGGACGCTGAACCTCACTTGCGCTACCTGCATTTCCACCTCAACTTTCAACGCCACGGGAACGACGGGAAGCGGAGCGTATTTTATAGGTTCCAGCACTTTGGCATCGACCAACATCCAATACGTCCCCGCAAACTTCGCCACGGCGGGTTGCGCGGGTTCCTCGACCGCGACCACGTTGAATGGCTGTATAAATGCAATCTATTCCTCGCAATCTGCGCTTGCGAGTACGACCAATCCCGGCGGCGTGACCATCTGGATTACGAACTCCGTTACTTCAACATGGACGGGTGAGATCAATTTCAATATCAACGGGCTTGTTCCGTCGCTCAAATGCACAGCCGGGGTATCCCTTGTCTATACGGGAATCGGAAACGCTTACGCCGGTGACTTCAATTTCGGCAATTTCACGGGACACGTCACGAGCGATGACAGCGGATGTATTTACAAGAGCAACATCGCTGGAATATCGGCCGGACAGACCAACCTCTCAACGACTACCGCGTGGTTGTTCGGCGGTTCGAATGGGGCGGTGGGCGTTAATTTCCACGACAACACGGTCAACGGCTTTCAAACGGCTGTGGAGGTGGGACAGAACGCCTATATGGATAGTTGGCTAAACAATTCTTTCTCTGGCGGCAACGGAGGCCAAGCCAATCGTGGTTCGGAAATCCAGATCGACACCGCCAATAATTCGGGCGAGTCACTCACGTTCGGCGGAAATCTTGTCACCGACCCCGGCAATTCCAGTTCCAGCAACTGCATCAACGTGGCTGACAATGGGGTGGAGAATCTGGAAATTACGGGAGGCGGTGCGGTTGACGATTGCCAAATCAGACTCGGTATCAGCGAGAACATTGTGAACATCGACCACATTGACATGGAAAATGCGGCGTATGGAACGTACGGAAAATTTCCCTACATCATCGCTTCTTCTTCTGGCGCGACTGTTCTGAACGTAGATCATGTCATTTTTGCAAACGACGCCAATACGAGTGGCAACAGCCCGCCGGAATTTGTCGAGGAAGCTGTGAATTTTAGCTTCAATAACAACACGCTCGATCTCTACGGTACTGCACCCGCCATGACGAACGCCGTGGATCACACTTTGAATCCCGGTCAAGCGGTAGAAGGAGCGTGTGCAAACTGGGTACAGAATGGCGTGGTTTCAAATATCCTTCCGCTATCGGGAACTCCCTATCCCGCTTGCATCACCGAATACAACAATAGTTATCCTGTTTATTTGTCTACGGGAGGCAACAATGTCGGATACATCGTGAATGGCCAGCAAAACGTGGCGACCTTCGACAACAACGGCAACTGGACTTTCTTAAACAATGTGAAGGTCGGCGGCGCATTGAATGTAACGAGCACGGCGACCTTCCAAGCGGCCCTCACGCAATTGGGAGGTTCAGTGTCCCTCGCCTCAACGAGCATTACTGGTGCGGCTTCTACGACCGGAAACTTTGCCATCGGGGGAACGCTGAATGTGACCGCCACTACGACCCTTCTCGGAGTGACCGAAGCATCCGGCACGCAATACTATTCGCTTTTCGCCTCAAGCAGCGCGAACGCATCCCAGACCACGATCAATTGGAACAACAGCAACGTCCAGGAATTGAAGCTCACGACCTCGACCACCATCACGTTCACGAATACTAATCCGGGAGCTCGCTATATCCTCATGCTTTTGCAAGACGCTACCGGCTCTCGAACCGTCACCTGGCCTTCAACCGTTCAGTGGGCAGCGGGAACCGCTCCGACTTTGACGACGACCGCAAGCAAAATGGACATCATAACGTTCGTGTGTGCTAGCGTTTCATCAACCGATTGCTACGGAGGTGCGAATCTTAACTACTCGCCGTAATGAAAAAATATCTCATCGCAATCGGAGTTTTCATCGCACTCTGTTTTGTGCCGAAAGCGTTTGCCGCAATCACCCTGAAAAATAACTGCTCCAATACAAGTGGTGGAGCTTCGGGAACCACACTCGGTTGTTCTTTGGGAACGGTTACGGCTGGCGACCTTATCGTCGTCATGGTGGATGGATATTCGTCTCCCACCTCAACAGCGACAATCAGCGACAAAGGAGGAGACAGTTTTACGCAGGGAACCTATGCCACTTCTTCCGGGCTGGGCATGGAGCAAACGTTCTATTCCGCAAACGTTGCTGGAGGGTCTTCATATCAAGTGACCTCAACATGGAATCCGACTATCACCTACCGCTATATTTCCGCTTTTGAGTTCAGCGGCGCAGCTACTTCCTCCCCCCTCGATGCGACGGGAACGTATTATGCCAATAGCAGTGCGGCGGGGCCTTATGCGACGAGCAATGGTACGACGACACAGGCGAATGACCTCATCGTGGGTATCTCGAACTGCAACGACAGTCCCGGTGTCGTTACTCAGGGGACCGGATATACGATTTACAACACCTCTGGGGGGCAATGCGATATTTCCGAAGCATCTACCTCTGTCGGTGCGGCGGGAAGCCATAATGCTCCATTCAACATCAGCAATTCGAGCGACCATGTAGAGGCAGCCATGGAAGCGTTCAAGGCCGCGCCCGCTTCACAACCAACCTCCACTCCCGACGCCCTATTCTTCGCGGGGGATTAAGGTTCACGAAGCCAAGCTTCTGCCAGTAATCGCTTTTCGTGTCGCGGTTCAAGCGCTTTTATGTTAGCTGGGCGGAGCCAAAGATGTGTGCAACTATCAATAGCGGTCCTTTGCAGACACAGTTTCCCGTGTTTTGCCTTCAATGCGAAAAACTTGTGTTCCTGCTAAGCGGCATCGTGTTTGAAGCAAGCGACCCGCGTTCGTCAGGAGTCTAGCTAACACAAGATACGCTGGATATTCTTTATGTTGCGATGGGGAAACGCCAGGACAAGTTGTTTTCCTTTGGGTTTGACTCCCTCGATATCGAAATTGCCGTCATCCAAGCAATATGGACTCAGATAAGGAGCTTCGATGAATGCCGGCCCATAGACTCGGTACTCAAACGATCTACTCGGTGCGGCAAAAAATGCCGCGCATTGTGAAGGCTCCAAAGCTGCATTCTTCTCAGCGTAGCGCGGATTGGCCGACAGCGCCTTTAATTGAAGTACGTCATCGCGATCCGCATCATTCAAAACAAATTGTTCCCTGATGAGATGGATTGTCCGATCAAGTTCGGCCGAGATCTTCATTTGGTTTAGCGCTACGTTAAAGCCATCTTCTAACTCGTCTGGATATCGCATTGTGTAGGCCTTTTCAAGAAAACGCAGGAAACCCTCGTTAAGAACCAACGATGAGCGAATATGCTTTTTGACAGTGCCGTAAATAACGGCGATCCTATGACTCCTCGGAATGGGAAGTCCAACATTCGCGCATAGTCCCTTCAAATATTTTTCAATCGCTGTGTTTGCCAGTCCCGATCCCTGAACGAGCATCCCCTCCAAAAGAAGGGATCGAGCAGCAAGATAATCAGCATTGCCCCATCGTATCCAGTGAAAAACCTTTATTGCATTGTGATCCGAACTAGCACATCTACCTGCCATCACAACCTCCACCGTACACAAAATGAGCCTGTCTCTTACACTTAAAGTATCACTCCCCGTGCATCTGTTCGACATCCTCAAAAGGCCGTCCTCCTAAGGAGGCATTAGATATCCCCATGACCTTTTTTCCGTTCTTTCTATACTGAGAACAAAACCAAATGTACGGCTTTTCTGGCTACGGCACCAATTCATACGGCTCGAAACGCGTCTCGCTCATCCCGCCGATTATTAAAAAGGCGATGCGTTATCTGCAATTGAAATTCAAAAGCATCACCCTCGGCCTATGATTATCCAACCCCAAATTGTAGGGCAGGGCGACTATGGTTACGAGCTTCCTTTTACGCTCGAAGATGGAGATGGAAATGCTGTCGATATCACCTCTGCCGCGCTTGTCCTGAACGTGCAGGACAGCCAAGACCCCTCCCAGGAGGTCTTATTTAGCGGCTCCATGACCGTTGACAACGGCCCGGACGGGACCTGCCACTACACCGTGGCGCAGGGAAATTTTCCGAACCCCGGAACATTCATCGCCCAGATCATCGCCACATGGTCTTCCACGGAAGTCCTCACCTGGTCAGGCGTCACCATCATCGTCGCCCCGAAGCTCCCGAAATCGAACAACTGACTTATACACAAGCGCCTCGAACGCTCTTTGGCATAGTTAAGCCATGAACAATAAATATCTTTATATCGGTTTGGCGGTTGCGCTAGTGGCTGGTTTGGTCGGAGGTATCCTCGGCGCGAAGTGGTTTGCGCCCCTTGTCGGGGGAGATTTTGCGGGAGGTGTTCTTCCCACAAACCTCGTAACCGGCAACGACGCGAACAATTACGCGTATCCGGTAGGCAGCTTGGCATGGGGAGCACCGAACGGCCTCTATATCGGCGGATTGGCAGCGAACAACGAACTTACTCAGCTCTACACGGCGACCGAGGCATACCCGGCCACCGCGTTCAACCTAGGAGCCATCACGAACGCAACCTCGGCCACGAGCACGTCGTTCAGCTTCAGCGCGCCTGGGTTTTCGGTCGGCGACGCGTGCGAGGTGACGTACAACGGTGCGACAACCACGAGTGCCTTCGGAGCCGATGCCTTCGTCACGGCAGTAAACGGCAGCGCGGTTACGACAACGGTAACGTTCTGGAACGGTGCGGCCTCGGCAATCACCTTTAGCGTCACAAGCACCGCGACTGGAGTATCTAGCACGCTCAAGGCGACTTGTTTCCACACCGGAGTTTAGCGAACCACAAGGAGGTAATGAATGAAATCCTCAAACAATTCTCGGAAGACGTAGCAAAACAGCTCAAAGCAAAAATCGAGAGCGCCGAATTTGCGGCTTTCATCGAGAAAGTAAAAGCCGCCGGTGACGACCGTACTTTCGAAGTCGTGATGAGCACCTCAGACGAAGACAGGCAGGGCGATGCCCTTGACCAGTCGGGATGGGATTTTAGATATTTCGACATGAACCCTGTGCTCCTTTGGGCGCACAACTATTCATCCTTCCCCATCGGCGTCATTACCGACATCGAGGTTAAGGGAAACGAAACCGTCGCCACCGGCAAATTCGCCCCGGCAGGAATGAACCCGGATGCCGACCTTGCATGCGCCCTTTATCAGGAGAAAATCCTCCGCGCCGTTTCCCCCGGCTATATCCAGAACGACGACGGCACGCGCGAATTGCTTGAAGTGAGCTTCTGCCCGGTTCCCGCTGGGCGTTACGCACTCTCCATGCGCCAGGTACGGAGCCTCGGCTTGTCCACCCGCGAATTGATTACAAAGGGATTCTTTTTTGAGAAGAAAGCGGATGATGATCCCAAGCTCGGCGATTCCTGCGAGGGAGACGATGGCACGCCCGGAGTGCTCGCGAAAGACCCGAAAAATCCCGACCGCCTCATCTGCGTCCCCAACGAATCAAAATCAAACGAAACCCAAAGCAATATGAACGACGAACTCCAGAAGAACTTAAAAGCGGAACATGAGCGGCACGGGAAAGCGGTCATGAAGTCCATTGAGGAATTCGGCGAGAAGTGCTTTGGCAAGTCAGAAAAGGCCAAAGACGATGAGGCGGCCAAAACCATCGAGGAGTTTGAACAAAAACTCGAAGCCGAACATACGGAGCATGGCGAGAAGTGCATGAAGGCCGTGGACGGCGCTTACAAGATCGACCCGGAGGAAAAGAAGTCCATAGACGAATTCAAGAAAGCTATCGAAGGCGAAAATCTTGAGCACGTTAAATGCTTCAGTAAGGCGATTGAGGAGTTCAAAGCTGAACCGAATGAGAAAGCGCTCGACGAGTTCACGACGAAGGCTGAAGACGAACTCGCCCGGCATGAAAAGGCGCACGTGGATTTGTGCGAAAAGGAATTCGGTGAAGGCCAGGATGACGGGAAGGATGAGAAAGCAATCACTGAAAAATCCGGCCGCGCCATTTCCGCCGCTACCAAGGAAAAACTCGATGCAGTTTCAAAATCGCTCGATGACCTCCATGACAAGCACGCAAAGGCTTTGAGCGACCTCGCGGACGAACATAAGAAGGATATTTCCAATGCAACCGCTGCCATTAAGGCAATTGCCGAAAATGGCGACGTGGGGGAGGAAAAGCCTGGAGAAAAGGCTTCCCCGAACGCAAGGTCGAGTTCCTCAGGAGCGGCAATCAACAAGGATGTTCCGATGACAGACCTCGAAACGTACTTGTTCACCCAACGGCTCTTGAGGCAGGTCAAATCTGCGTCGGAAGACGGGCTCCGCCAAATCAAGGACGACTTGAAAACGAAGTTCCCCTCCCGCAGATAGACCTCAATCCATTTTTTCTAATGGACCCCAAAAAACTCTCTGAAACGATTGTTAAGGAAGTCATAGACGCAAACACGAAGTCCTTCGCCGACATGATGGAAGCAGCCCTCGCCAAAACCGAGGAAGTTTCCGCCAAGACGGCGCGCGAGATGGTCGAGCGGATGTCCTTCGAACGCGCAGTGCGCGGACGGGACATCACGGGCTTGAACAGCGAGCAGAAGATGGCCTTCGCCAAACAGGTGCAGGGTGTCTTCAAGGGCGACGACCAGGCCGCGCGCATGGTGACCAAGGATTCGTCCTACGTCACCAAAGCGAACGAGGCCCTGATCGAACAGCAGGACGGCCGCGGCGGATATCTGGTAGCCCCAGAATACGCGGCAGCAATCTTGCGTATCGCGGCTTCCGTCGGAACGATCATGAAGCAGTGCCAGCAGTGGCCGATGAAGACCGATGAACTCGGTATTCCGAACTACACTGGCGCGTTCCTGACCGGCTCTTACGTCGGCGTTGACCTTCCGGGAACGGTGACAGGGCTTACCTTCGGGCAGGCCGTCCTCATCGCAAAACTTTGGCAGCTTGCATTCACGGTCGGCAACGACCTGATGCAGGACGCCTCGGTAAACCTCGGTGATTGGCTCTTGACCATGGCTGGCGAAGCACTCGCCAACATGATCGACCAGCAAGGCTTCATCGGCGGCACGGTAACCACCGCGCCGGGACCCTTCGTCGGCATCTTGAACGTCACGGGCACGAACCTGTACTACAGCGGTAACTCAAGCACGTCCGGAAAGACCAGCATGAGCGGTTATAACGTCGTTACCGACAGCGGTAACGTTGTTGGACAACTCGAAGAATCCATCCTTGATGGTGCAGCCTGGTACTTCCACCGCACGACATGGGCAGCCTTCCGTACCCAGCTTGCTTCGACCTCCGGCGTCCCGTATCTCTTCCTATCGGGCGCAAGCAACGAGCTCTCGGACACTCCGGGCGGCGGACCGATTAAGCCCGCAGGCGAATTGATGGGCTACCCGGTTTATACGAACCGCTGGCTTCCCGCTTACACGGGTGCCACCGTTTCCGCAAGCACGGTGTTCGGCATCTTCGGCAATATGAAGGCATGCGCGTTCGGTGACAAAGGTGATATGCGCGTCGCGCAGTTCACTTCCGGCAACTTCGGCGGCAAGGAAGTAGCGCTCGCGAACCAGACGGGCATCGTCTACCGCCATCGTCACGCGTTCGTCGTTGTGCTTCCGAAAGCCTTCGTCCTTCTCTCAACCTCGGCATCGTAGTTTCTTGATGCTTAATCCGGTCTTCGCTTTCGTCGCTTTCCTAGACGGAAGCCCGGCCGGATGAGGTTCAATAAACCGCCCGTCGAAATCTATACATTTGGACTCCAAATCTATACATTTCGTCCCTTCCGATTAAAGTCGAGGGAAGGCAGGGGCCAATAAATCATTTGCAATGCGCTTTAATCCTTACGACGACACCAAGATCGTTGGCGGCACCAGCTTGCCGGCCCAGAGCTTCACCGGCTCAACGGCCGTTGACGGCAGCAAAGTGGACACCCAGGGCGCGGACAACGCTGTCCTGTATGCGAACGGCGCGGAAGCGTCCGGTTCTCCTTCGGCAGCGACACTCGTCGTCACGCTGCAAGAGAGCGCCGACGGTTCCACGAACTGGTCGAACGCGCTCGACAACACGAATACGGTCATCGGCTTTACGCTGAACGCCGAATCCGCCGCTGCCGAGAACGTCGCCCGCATCGAAGGCCTCAACCTTAATCGGAAGCGGTATCTTCGCGCGGTCGTGACGCCCGCCTTCACCGGCGGCTCGTCCCCGGCCATCCTCGGTTTTGCCCAGATCATTCTCGGCAACAACCAGCAGGTTCCGGTCGATTACGCGACTTCGAACACTTAGTTCGACTCTCGTGCCTTCGCATTCAGGGTTGGTTGCATACGACCAGCCCTGCAGCGAGGGAAATCCTCGGCGCAGTAGTTCTTTGAAATAGGGGATGTCGAGTCACGTCACAACAAAAACATGTCAGGAGTCACAGCGGGCGATCGCACGATCGCTCATCACGATATAGATGGTGTTCTCATTAAGTGTCTCGGTAATGGTCTCACGTCAAACGGTGGTTGCGACTTTTGCGGAATTCGTAATTGGTTAGACCGCACGCAGGATCGCCTTATCGGCAAGGTTCTCACGGTCGTAGACGCATCCGTTGTCGAACCCATTCAAAACAAAGCCATGAAGGATCTCATCAAAACCGATGTATGGGATGAGATGCGAGCTCTCGAAGAACATATCGACTGCATGCTCGCCGGCAGTTCCTTCTACGTAGATCTCAAGCTCAAGAACGTCGATGCCAGTCCTCGAAAAGCTGGCTAAGTAAACTAATCCTCTCGGCTCCCCTACCTCAAAGAATTACCCCGCATTAAATCAATGCCCAATCCTTCAGAACAAGCAGTCTGGTATGCGCTATCGACCGTAGCGCGCATTAAAGACCGCATCCAAATTACGGTGGGCGATTTTGATTCTGTCCTCGCGAGGATGCTCAATTCAGTCACCGACTTCATCGAGCGCGAGTGCGGCAAATCAGGAATGGAGATGTACCCGAACGATGGGCATTTTCTCCAAAAGACGTACACGAACGAGGTGTATAGCGTCCATGGGGCGAAGCAAATTTACCTGCCGCTTCGCAATTCTCCGGTCACCTATCTCATCTGCACAGGAAATCTCACTCAAGGGTCAGCGGTCGTCGCAAACGTGACGCCTTCCGTTGGCATCGTCGCAGGGATGCCGCTTTTCAATATTCAAGGTTTGTTTCCGCAGGGAACAACCGTGGTATCCGTTTCCGGCAACAGCGTAACGATGAGCCAGCCCGCGAGCGTGACGCTTTCAGCGGCACAGTTTGAGATAAGCGGCCTCATCTCGTTCCAATGGCGTGCGGGAACTCCCAGCAATCCCAACTGGACAGCTTTTATCCAAGACCAGTTCGAGCTTGTGGAGCAAGGTCATTCCGGAATCGTCCGTGTGTACGGCGTCATACCGCGGATCTACAACAACATGCTCCGCGCCAGCTACGTCGCCGGATTCCCCTATGACTGGCAAAACGCGGGCAACAACATCGGTACGCACCAGGTTCCTGGCGATCTCACGGACACCTGCGAGAACGTCGTCGTCAGAATATATAAACGCCGCCAGCTCGCGGGACAAGCAAGCGAAAATCTCCAGGGCGCAACCGTTTCATGGAGAAACGACTTCGACGCTCAAGACAAGGCCGTCATCAACCATTACCGCCGCGTCGTAATCTGACATGCAATTTTCCGTAACCATACCCCAGCTCCCGGCGCTCCAGTCCGCCCTCGCCGACTATCCCGCTATTTCGCGTCCGATCATCCAGAACGCCGTTGTAGGGGCTCAGGCCATCCTTGCCAAATTCACCACTGTAGCAACGGTTCCCGTGCGCACCGGCTATCTTGTCCAAAATTGGGGATTCGATATTGGTGATCTCATGGCGCGGTGGTACCCGAAAGCGTCCTATGCTCCCTACGTTGAGTTTGGAACCGCGCCGCACATCATTAAGGCAGTGAATGCCCGCGTTCTTGCGAACGCGAAGACAGGCCAATTCTTCGGACCCGTCGTCCATCATCCGGGAACAAAAGCCAACCCTTTTATGGAAAGAATCGTCGCCGCCGCACAGCCCGAAATAACCGAACTGTTCGGTCAAGCGCTCACCAACATAACCGGCGCGATAGCCGCACAAAGTAATGCCTAGCAACACACCCGCACAATTGCAAATGAATGCCATTATCGCGGACTTGCAGGCGCTCGTCCCAAACGTCCTAAACTGCGTGATCGTGGATGGTATGACGAAGGTCCATCCATTAGACCGCGATTATCCGGGCTTCCCCGCGGCCGTCGTCATCCCGCCAATCCTCAAGGAATCCGCGTTTGAAGATAGCGCCAACAACCTCCGGCAATACACCTGGTACGTCATGATCGTCACCACCCCGGAAGCTATCCCCAAGACCGATCCGACGTATCTGGCAGGATTAGAGGATAACGTGTGCGCGGTCTTTGACGCAGATTGCACGTTAGGCGGTACGGCGAATGGTGCTGTCATGCCCGCAGTGGTAGAACCGCCCGGCCCGGTAAACCACAATTCCGTCACCTACGTCGTTTTCTATATTCAGTTCACGGCCCGCGTATTGGTCCCTGCTTCAGTCCAAATAAATTAAACACTCAACATGTTGGAAGAATCGCAAAACAAAATGATAGATGCCGGCGACCCCAAAGACGAGGTTACGTTCAAAGCTGCTTCCGGTGTCCTCTATGACTTCTTTTTCCCAGGCAGTGGCAAGTGGAAACCCGTTACCGTCCGCGCCGAATCCCGCGAAGTGGCGCAAGAACTTTGGGAAAAAAACCGCGAACCGGTAAATCAGGAGGTAAAGGACGAAGAAAAACAAACCAATAACGAATAAGTATCATGGCAAAAGGAATTGGAAAACTATTCGCCCTTGGGCTCGCAAAAGAAGCGACCCGTGGCACAGCAATCTCAGCAGCCACCTACTGGCTTCCCTTTGATGACCTGAGCTTCGACGAGAAATATGACAACACCATCGCAGACCAGGCGGTAGGCGTGATTGAAAACGCCATCGCCGAATACCGGGTTAAGAATTACGCCGACGGCTCGTTCAAGGTCCCCATGCTTGACCAGAGCACCGGGCTTCTTTTCTTATCACTCCTTGGCTCGCAGGCGGTAGGAACCCACGCCGGAGAATCGGTCGTCTACGACCACACGTTCACCGTCGGGGAATCGGCGCAGCACCAATCGCTCACTCTTTTCATCCATGACCCGCTTTCGGGGACGGATTATTCTCACGCGAACGGCGTCATCCACAAAATGGACATCGACGCTGAGCTGAAGAAGTTCGTCCAGCTTTCCTGTTCCGCCCGCGCATTCAAGGGCGTTTCACAATCATCATTCAGCCCATCCATATTGGCGGAGAACCGCTTCATCCCGCAGTACATGACGTTCAAGTACGCGACGGCCGTTGCCGGGCTTGGCGCTGCGACCGCAATCGCGCTCAAATCCATCAAGCTTACGGTTGACGAGACGATCGAAGACCAAGAGGTATTAGGAAACGTTGCCCCGGCGGATTTCCTCAACAAAGAATTCAAGGTGGAAGGCCAGCTTGAGTGCATCTACCAGAACCTCACCGACTTCAAGACTGTTTCCCTCGCGACGCCGAACGTCGGCCAGGCGATGCTCATAGATTTGAAGAACACTGATGTCACTATTGGCAGCACGACCAATCCAGAATTGAAGATCACTCTTAATCAGGTTTACTTTTCGGAATACTCGCGGCCGATCAAAGTTAAGGACCTCGTCTACCAAACTTTGAAGTTCCGTGGCACCTATAAATTAGCAGACAGTGCGATGATAACCGTTGTCCTCACAAACACCGTGAGCGGAACGTATGCATAAGGTCGAAAACCAACATTAACTAAGTATCATGGCCGAAAGAAAAACAAAGACCGTCACCACGCCGTCCGGCGTGTCGGTCGAATTGAAGGAATACATCTCCGCCGGAGAGTTCCTTGACGTCACCGAAAGCAAGGATGCCTCGGAGATCTCAAAGAACGAACTCGCAAAGCGCCTTGTGCAGACCGCCGTCGTCTCACTGAACGGCTCGAAAGAGAACGTTCCCGCGGCGCTCCGCGAACTCCCGCTTCCAGACTATCTTTTCCTGAGCAAGGAAGTAGCGAAACTCACGAGCGCGGATTTTACGGAGGCGAAGACGAGTCTGTAGATCACATTTGGCATTCGTTCTTCGCCTCCGGGCGGGCCTACTTGCCCCCGAAGTTGAAAATGGTATTGCTCTGTAAAGAGATGCATTGGACATCCCGGCAATACCGTCGCGAACCGCAAGCCTTCGTTGCCGCGCTCCATTCTTTGCTCCAGAACGAAGCCGAAGCGATGAATCGCAAGGCGAAGCAGTGACCTTGCCAGATTTCCGAATGTGCGGCACTGTTAAAGGAGGTCGAAACCAATCCTAAAATAATTCAGATGGAAACATTCGCCATTCTCTTCATTTTCATCGTCTGCCCTCTTGCGCTTCTCGCTTTTATAATCGCCGCCTCTATCCACCGCGCCAAACAAAAGAGGACAATCGCCAAAGCCGCAGAGAAATACCTACACTCCTAATCCCGCAATGGATACCGAGCTTCAAATCCTCATATCAGCAGTCGATGAAGCGTCGGGAACGATAGCGGAAATTAGCGACTCGGTCAGTGGCATGGCCGAAGATGTCACGACGGCGACAGATGCCGCCGGAGACAGCTTTGCCGAATTCGGTCTCCAAGTTAACGAGACCACCGGAGAGATACAAAACGCACTGCTTACCCAAGAGCAGTCTTTTGCGTTGGCCGCCGACATAGCGACGCAGTCCTCAGAGGAGATCATCGACCTGATGGTCGAAGAGGGTATTTCCTCACAAGAGGCCGCCGCCGTCATCGCAGAATCAAATGCAACCATCGCATCTTCGGGCGAAGAGGCTGCTACCAGTTCCGCCGGCGCATACGCCGGGCTTGCCGCGATCGCTGGAATAGCCTTCCTTGCAGTAAAGGGTGCCATAGGCGATGCCGTATCATCCGCGCAACAATGGGACGAAACATCAGCACAGGTTGTGCAAATTCTCAAAGATACTGGGTCCGCTATTCCACTGTCCCAAATCCAAGCGTATGCACAGCAGGTACAGGCAACGACCCTTTTCTCCCAGCAGGATGTGCTCGCGTCCGAAGCACTCATTTTGAGCCATACCAACTTGCAGGATTCATATGAATCCGTCACGAACATTGCCGCCGATCTCGCCACGAAGATGGGCAGCGATTTGCCGAACGCGACCCGGATGCTGACGAACGCGCTCACCGACCCTGTGGCCGGATTGAACCAGCTCATCCGCCAGGGCAACATCGACTTCCCGGCCGCCACGGTTACGATGATCCAGAACATGGCGAAGGTCGGCAATACGGCCGGAGCGGACGCCATCATCCTGAAAACGCTTCAGGGTTCCATTGGTGGAGTGGCTACCGCAGCGGCGGGTGCCCCCGGCGCCGCCCTCACTCAGCTCAGCAATCAAATGACAGCATTAGGAACCGTCATCGGGAACGATCTTTTGCCGCTTCTCGACACCATGGCGAAAGACCTCGGACCGATCATCCAAGATGTCGCTGCTTGGGCTGAGGCGCATCCCAAATTGACTGACGCAATCGTTCTCGGCACCGTGGCGCTCACGGGACTTCTGCTCGTCATTGGTCTCCTCGGCGTCGCCATTATCACCGTCACGCCTGTTGTCGAGGCTATCGGAGTTGTGATTGCCGCGCTCAGCGGCCCTATAGGCCTCGCTATTTTAGTCGTTGGCCTTCTTGCCTACGCCATTGTCTCGAACTGGGATCTCATTAAGACCGATACCGAAACAATTTGGGACGGCATCAGCTCTTTCTTCACGACCTTCTGGAATTGGAACAAGAACCTGTTTGCCTCCTCACTGAATGACGTGACAGCAATTTGGTCGACCGCCTGGACGGGTATGAGTAATATCCTTCAAACAATCTGGCAGGCCATCGAAAATACCTTAAAAACCGGCGTCAATAATGTAATTTCTACCATCAATGGTTTTATAAACTCCCTCGACGCCATCCATATCAGCCTTCCTTCAATTTCAATTCCCGGGACAAAACTTTCTACGCCGGCCGTAAATCTCGGCTTCAGCATCCCTGATATCCCGATGCTCGCGGCAGGAGGATTCGTCACCCAACCCACCCTCGCCCTCATCGGCGAGGCCGGCCCGGAAGCCGTCATTCCGCTTTCCGGCGGGACAGGAGGCTATGGCGGACAACAGATCATCATCAATATAACCGGAGGGAATTATCTTGATTCGCAGGGAGCAAACATGATCGCACAGGCACTCGCCAAGCAGGTACTTCGCGGCCTGAAAGTCACGAACTACGCACTCTGATGAATCCCATAAGAATCCTCGATAACGGAACCGACATATCTTCGAGCGTTGACTGGAAAACGATTGACTTCGTTGCACAAATCACAAAGGACGTCGGCACTGGGAAATTTAACGTCCGCCAAAATATGGCGAATCTTAGCGGCGTCGCCGTCCCTGTCATTGGCGACATTATCGAACTTTACGATTCCACAGGCCTCATTTGGGCCGGCACTGTGACCGAAACCGAGGCCACCATCGAAGGCCTCATGCTCACCTGGCAGATAACGTGCACCGATTGGGGATACTATTTCAACGGAGTGCTCGTCAAGAAAAACTATGCCCAGATGGACCCGCATGACATTGTCGTTGATATCGTCGAGAACTTCGCGGCCGGGAAGGGTTTCACCACGAACCATGTCCAAGTCGGTAATTTCCTCATACCCTCAATCAAATTCAATTATCAGCAGCCCTCAAAAGCGCTCCAGTCCCTTGCGAACCTTATCGGCTGGGATTGGTACATCGACCCAAACCAGGACATCCACTTCTTTTTGGGCGATGTTGATGACGGCGTAGGAGAGGGTGGTGTCGCCCCGATTACCATAGACGCGACATCGGGCAAGATTGAATGGAACTCGCTCGATATCGATTTGAACATCACGAACATGCAGAATTCGGTGTACGTCATAGGCGGAACGTACACCAAGACCTTCACCGCCGGAAACACGCCCGATACGTTCATGACCGACGGCGTCGCGCAATTCTTTAGCGTCTCCTACGCCTACGAAGCAAACTCCACCGCATTCGATACTGTGCCATTCACCGTCACCCTCAATGGCGATCCCCAGACCATCGGCATCGCAAACCAAGACGACCCCGCCGACTTCCAGGTAATGTACAACGATGCGCAGCGATGGATTCAATTCACTGCCGGAGCGCCATCAAGCGGGCAGACCGTACTAGCCTATGGCAGCGCGAAAGTCCCGATCGTGGCTCATGCTTCCGACCCATCGAGCGTTGCCACCTACGGCGAATATCAGGGCGTCATCACCGATTCCAAAATTACGAGCGTTCCCGAAGCCCAACAGCGTGCCCAGGCGCAGATCCTCCAGTTCGGCCATCCGGTGTATGACGTGAAGTTCAATACCCTCGTCCCCGGCCTCGCCATCGGCCAGGCCATCACGGTCAACCTCCCCGCTTTTGGCATAGATGAGGCACTCATCATTAAACGCATCGAAGCGGTAGGCTATGCCCCCGGCGCAAACGGCCAGCTTGAATACCAGATCGAGTGCATCGGTTCCGATGTCGTGACCTTCACCGACCTCATGCAGAGCATCCTCCAGCAGGAAGCGAGCCAAACGACCGTCGACGATTCGACCGTAAACGAAAACCTCCTTCCCGAATCCGAGGAAGCCTTTGTTGCAGAAACCCTACAAACGCCAGTCGCGACCACGATGCCCTATGAACTCGGCGTCGCCGCGTCCAACCAATTCCGCCTCGGTTTCTCACGCCTCTCGTAATCCCCAAGCTAAGAACAGTCCACTTGCTAAAGTTATTGAAAACATCCATGCAAGATATAAAGATTCCGGAAAACGGAGGCATCGCAGGAACCGTCATCGTACGCTCGCACCCGGCGGGAACAATCCATTTATATGAGTCGCTCGTCGAACTCGGACACCTTGATCTGGCCCGCGACCTTTTGAAAGACGGAAAAGTAGAAGTCGTCCAGAAGAACATGATCGTCTGGTCGCTCAACTGCGGGTTTGACATTTTGGTGCAGTACCTTTTGAGTGCCTATTTCGGCAGCCTGGACCTTCCGCTCGGCATCGCATGGGGAGAATTGGGGACTGGCAACACCACGCCGGCAAATACCGATATCGCTCTCACGACCCCCACAAACCGCGCGCCAGTAAGTTACGCGGCGGATTCCCAATACAACGAGGCGCAACTCCAATTTTTCTTCCCGGACGGCTCACTCGCGAACGAAACTTACTACGAATTCGGCTCGTTCGTCGGAGGCTCATCCACTATCGGATCGGGCAATCTTTTCAACCACGCGCTGTTCTCGACACCGTATGCCAAGTCTGCGGGCGTCGACAGCACCGTGGAGATTGACTTTTCCTTCTCTAATTAGCATGATAATTTTCTGCGCCATTTGCAAAAGACAAAAGCTCACCTACTCCAAAGGAGTTCGAACTTGTGCTCGCAAACGTTGCAAGTTTTTGTATCGAAGCAAGGAGGTATCAAGCAGAGGAGTTGAATGGAGAAAAAAGAAATCTGAAGCAGCGAAAAAAGCCGGGGTCGGCAAATGGATGAAAGGACGAACAAATCATCACAGTCAGCAAGCTCGCCAAATGTTTTCCAAGCGATGGCTCGGTTCTGGCAATCCCAGGTGGAAAGGAGGCGTTCCCCGAAGCGTAACGCATAAGAACTGGCTCGCCGCACATCCTGACCGAGTTCGACATTACAATCGCCTAGGCAAGGCCCGTAGGCGTCGTGCACCAGGAACGTACACGCTTGGCGAATGGCTTGCCTTAAAGCGCGCATATCTATTCACGTGTCCTAATCCTATCTGCCTCAAAAGCGAGCCAGAAATAAAACTCACTCCAGATCACATTGTCCCTCTCAGTCGAGGTGGGGCCAATCGCATTTCAAACATTCAGCCTTTACGCCAACGCTGCAACACCAAGAAATGGGCGACCACCCAGAAATTCGACTCGACCGGAATCGTCGCCAAATTTAAATCCACTATCGCAGTATGAAGAGCGTCAGACTTCCCAGTGGTTCCACTTATTTTGCGCATGAACACAACGCCCTTCGTTCTGATGCCGCCGCAGCCGCTTTTCTTCACGTACACCAGCAGCTCGGAGCATTGGCGTTAGGAACTACACCCTCAAATAACCAAACAGTCACGCTCGATATAAACGGCACGAACGTTGCCTTCAATGCAGTCACGGGAAGTCCGACAAATCCCGGCGACGTGAAAGCACCAGGCACCGCGGCTGGGTTCGTAGCGAACCTTGAAGCGGCATTACAGAATCCAACCGTTTCCACATCAACCTTTATCGCGCTTTCCGCACCGAACGCCATCCTCGTGCAATATCTCGGCTGGGGACTTGCCACCGGCGGCACCACGATCACGTCATTCTCGCTTAACACTTCGACGTATGCACCACTCACATCCTTTTCCGTTTCTACCACGGTCACGAGCGGGACATGGACGGCGCAGACAATGCAGCTTTATATCGAACCTGGTACCTATTACGTCGGCACCACGCGCGTCCTTTTTTTGGGCGGCAGCACTCCGACAATTACCGCGCCGTCATCCCACCCGCGCATCGACCTCGTAACCGCAGATTCGACTGGCACCATCGCGCTTGTTACCGGAACCGAAAACGCTTCGCCGGTTACTCCGTCCTATCCCGCGAATAAGCTCGTCCTCGCCGAAATCTATAACGTCGTGGGAGAAACGGCGCTTTACGACAACGACAACCAGCAGACAGGGCAGGGATATGTCTACAACGACGTACGTCCGGCTCTCGCGCCACCCTACATCAGCAGCGCCTCCCAGATCGCGAGTGGCATTGTCTTGCTAGATCCGGGGAGCGACGCGCAGGGCGATGTTTACTACTGGAATGGCTCAGCTCTTGCCCGTCTTCCGGCCGGAAGCGCCGGGCAGATTCTTTCGACTCAAGGGGCGAGCGCGAATCCGCAATGGATTTCGCCCTTCGGCACGAAGCTCGCGCAGACAAATACCCAAGCGACCGGGTCGCTTACGCAGAATGTCCATACTGTAGTTCAGACACTCAGCAGCATCCCCGCAGTGGGCGCAAATGCCTCTATCAGAATACGTGGCCACTACAACGGCGGCACGAACGTGGTCATTGCCCGACTGACCATCGGCGGCGTAACTATTCAGATCGGGTCAACCAACGGTGCTTCCGACAACTACTTTGACATCACGGTCGTGAACAGGAACTCGCAAACCACGAACGATATTTACGGGTTTAAGACCACAAGCGGAACCGTCGAATGGGCAGGCCAGGCAAGTTTCAACGCGAACCTCTCCTCTGCCTGGACCCTCACGCTTGATCTCGACCCGACAGCCATCGGATCAACCTACACGGTCGACTTCCTTGATGTTTACCTCATCGGTTAATCACAAACCATGCCTATGGATGACGACGAAATCAAACTCCCCACACAGCCCGGCAGCCCAACCTCCGAACACGGCCAGATCATGTTTGCCATTGGCAAGATGTTCGGCCGGCTCGACGCTATTGACGCAAAGCAGGCTTATGCGAACGGAAGAACCGGAAAACTTGAAGACCGGCTGAGTTCCGTGGAGGATTGGAAGAACAAAACAGAAGGCAAGGACATCGGCATTTCGAAGCTCACGCTAGTCGTATTCAATGTCATTACCGCAATTGTGGCCGTCACCGCACTGATCCTGAAATTCTACAAATGATGGTGCATAACTCCCCCTAGACAAAATCTGACGATATTACAAAATTTAAGCATGCAAGACCCCACGAAATTAGGAGCAGTTGAGCGGCCGAAAGACAGTAGAGATATTCTCCTTGGCTCCGTTCAAGCGCCCGTTTCAATTCCTGCTTCATTTTTGCCGGATGTATCCTGGCTGGTAAGGAATTATCAGGGCGAAACCGCATTTTGCGGAGAGCACGCCGCTACCCATTTCCAAGCCATTTTGGAACATCTCAATACCCCAACAGTGGCGCAACGATACAGCCCACGCTATGGCGCGATTAAGCTGAAAAGCCCTTCCTCGCCCGTCTACGACGGTTATGCCATTGACGCAGGAACGACGATGACCGCCATTTTCAAATGGCTCAAGCAAGTAGGCGCGGACGACTATGAGCCACTCGAAAATGACGTTACGCTTCCGCTTGCGACGTATTGCGACCCGACCGTAATCACTCCGGCGATGGACACTGACGCTGCAAACCAAAAGATAACTACCTACGCCTTTGACGCCCTCACGTTTGCTGATTTGCAACAAGCCATTTACCAGAACAAGGCGGTAATTTTGCTCATCAAGTGTGATGATGGGTTCTGGGGAACATCGACACCGACCTTTACACAGGCGCTCTACGGACATTTCATTGTTGCCTACGGGTACGACGAAACCGGAATATGGATCATCGATTCGGCGGAACCGAACAACGAATTTGCGCTGAAGCATATCGCAACGGAATATATCAATCCATCATTCTTCTTCGAATCCGGAACTGCCGTCGATGTGCCGACGAGCGTCCAGCAGGTCATCCAAAACTCCGCGATCATCCCGACACAGAAAACCGCGCTCATCTCGCAGATCATCGCGGATATTTCCGAAGCAGTTTCCCTTATCCAGAAAGAAATCTAAAGGTCGCACCACTCAACCATCATCATGTTTAAAAACTCAGGCGCATTCTGGAATTGGCTCGTCACATCAAGCCAAGATCCCACGCAGGTAGCGCTGACCGTTAAAGGATGGGTATCGGCAATCGTGCCGGTTGCGCTCATCGCAATCCATAATCCGAACCTCTCGTCCCTTCCGAACCAGGTCTATTCCGTCGTTGTCGCGTTCTTCGGCGTGGTCACCGCTGCCGTGACTCTCTATGGCCTCGCAAAGAAGATTTTCATCCCGTCCCCGGCTTTCACCGCCGCGGTCGCATCAGCTTCCGCCCCCAAATCCCAGCAATAAATGAAACCAGCGAAATGGATCATCCTGCCCGACCTGCAGCTCCCTTTTGAAGACCACCGAACGCTTGCCGCAGTCGAAGAATTCATGAAAGACACGCAAGCATCGGATGAACCGTTCACGGGATGGCTTCAGCTTGGCGATCTGCTCGACTTCGACGAATTGTCGAGATACCACGCAGGCGAAGAAGGTTCGGTAGCGACCGAGCTTCACGATTCGTACGAGGCAGGGAACCGTTTCCTCGACCGGCATCAGAAAATAATGAAAGCGGGCTATAAAGATGCCCGCTTTGTGCTTTTAGAAGGTAACCATGATTTTCGCGCCTATGATTGCGCCCGAAAGGACGATTACAAAAAGTTTCGTGGTTATCTCAATTACGAAAAGATGCTCAAGCTGAAAGAGCGAGGCATCAAGTGGGTTCGATCATGGAAGGATGGTGATGACTTCACCCTCGGCAAGGCCCACTTCACCCACGGTCTCTACACGAACCAATATCACGCGAAAAAGATGGTCACGAGCTGGACCGACCCAATCTATTACGGCCATACCCACGATGTGATGGAAATGCCCCTTGTCCGGCGCGGAAAAGACAAAACCAGCGTGGGGAAAAGTCTCGGTTGCCTTTGCGATTATTCCCAAGCATATTTAAAGGGTCGCCCCACGAACTGGCAACAGGCCTTCGCCATCTTCTATGTTTTCCCGGACGGGCTTTATACCGAGCACACCATCCGAATTTTCAAACACCGCTTCCACGCTTACGGGAAAACATACGACGGTTCAAAAATCCTCAAATACTAAATTCAATCATGCTCTCCGAACGCGACCAACAATTCCTCGACAAACTCATGGTGATGCACACGAAACATCTCCACGACAAGTTTATTTCGGGTTCCGAAAGTCATCCCGATCAATCGTTCCAGGATATGACCCTCGAAGAATTACTCACCGAGCTCTACCACGAAGGCATCGACATAATGCATTACGCCGGGGCCGCACTTCTCAAACTCCAAGAACCCGTGATCGAAGACCCGACCCCTTCCCACGATTGAACGTCCGCCTCTGGGAGTGCTTTCGACCCACTCCCAGAAACGGGCGCCTAATCCGACCCTTACGCCGAAGCCCAACCAGGCAACGGTAAGAGCTCGGACTTCGCGCCCCCCAGCACATTCCCAATTCAATAAGGAGGTTTTATGCCGCTCTTCCCGCTCGGCCAGACCGTAGCTACGCCCGGCGCACTCGAAGCTTTCGAACACAATTTCCAGGGACCGTCAGAATTCCTCAACCGCCACCAATCCGGCGACTGGGGCGAAGTTCCGCCGGACGACAAAAACGAAAACGAACTTTCCCTCAAACAAGGCTTCCGGCTCCTTTCTGCCTACCACCTCAGGAACGGCACGAAAATTTGGATCATCACCGAAGCCGACCGCAGCTCAACCTGCATTTTGCTTCCCGAAGAATATTGAAAGGAAGGACGCACGTTCTACGACAAAGGAGGTGTCAAATGAAAACCTGCGCCTACTGCGGAAGACCGATAACGAATGGTGTGGTAATCACCCTCGCAAAGAAGGCGTACCACGCCACCGAAAACGACCGTGGCGAAACTTCCGAACGCGCATGTTGGGAATTGTCCGGCTACGGCGCACTCACGTTGATATCGGGTGACCCATGAAGATATTACTGTCTAAGCTGGAACCCTCGTTTGTTGTTCCGTGTTCCGGGATTCGCTGTGAAGCCGACCCGCTTATTATTCCAATCTCGGAACTGAAAGAAGCCTTGCACCATAACAAGTGCAAAACGCTTCAAGAACTATGCGAACGATACTGCTGTGATTCTTGCATGGCATCGTTCGTCATCATGATCGAAGCACCCCTTTTGCTTTTCCCGCCCGTAGCCCCACCTAGCTAACCACCCGTGGCAGCCGAGTCCACCCCAATACTCGGCATTTTTTTATTTATTAGGGAGAAAGTCGCACCCACTCTGCTCGCAGATGGCAACGGTAGTGCCATCCGGAGAGATCGCGAGTCCCACCCCAAGCTTTGGAGAAGTAGTCGTCAGGGAAGTTGCCACGCCGGTTGAAGGGTCAACCTTTGTGAGATGGGTGAGGATGCCATCATCGCTCGCCACTACAGCCACTCCGTGCGTTTGATCGGCGGCAAGCCTGAACGAAGATTGAGGAAGCGCTGTTGCGGCCCCTATCTCCGTCATAGTCGTCCCATCAATCCTCGCGAGCGCGAAGTTGATGGTATTGTTGGCATTCAGGTGCGGTCCCATGACCACCACGGTGCCGACGTTTGGTGAGTTCATGTCGAAAGCTCCTACGTACCAGCCTCCGACAAAGGGGAATGCCGCCTGCAGTTGCGCTGCGGGCGTGAACTCATTCAGCTTGAGCGGTGTTCCGGGGACAGCTTGGAGCGTGCCGCCGGCAGGAATGCTCACGGTCGTGGGGTAGACGGTTGTCGCCTCACGGTCGTAAACGTACACCTCGTCGGTACCCACGCCATTCGACATGGTAAGTGACCACGATCCGGTGCCGCCCGCGATCTGGATCTGTATGGGAGAGGTACCATTGACCTTCGAAATGTCGAAGATAAATGAACCAGTTCCAGGCTGAGTGAAACTCGCAACGCCATCTCTTGCCGCGCACCCTTGTGCGCGGGTGCTAGTTGGAACGGCACCCACATATGTCCCGTCCTGTTTGAAAACCGCAACCGCAATGGGGTTGTAGCTAACAAGCACAACGAATCCGGTTTTGTTGTCAATCGCGGCACAACTCTGGCCACCTGGCCAAGGCGTTCCGCCAGTAAATTCTCCCACAAAGGTCCCCGCCTCAACTCCGTTTGAAAACTCATACATGGCGTACGGGTTCCCTTGCTGAAGCTGAATAAGGTAATTTGTTCCCAGCTCGTATTGCGCCGTGTTCTGGTCACCTCCGAAGGAGAACAGAAATGGATTGCCACAAACACTCTTGTCAGTCGTGCAGCTTTGGTAACTGATCCTCCGTGGCGCGAAGTGAGGAGTGTCGAAAGCTTGTCCAATCTCCACTTGCGTCGTGGCCGTCTGGTTGCCAATAGCGAGATCGGGATAGCCGGACGTTACCAGCGTAGTATTCGCAGGAAACGAACCGGCAATCTGAACATCAAGTAGCCCCATCTGATATTCGTTGTCCCCGTGAAACATCGTCCCAGGCGCTGTCCCCTTAACTACCACCGAGGTGATCGTTGGAGTTGACGATTGAGCCGCCGTTATGGCGACCGTCGCCGAAGCGGATTTGGTTGCGTCCGCACTCGAGGTCGCAGTAACCGTCACCGTTGCCGGATTCGGCATCGCCGCAGGAGGAGTGTAGGCACAATTTGTCGAAGACGTTGCAACCGTCCCGACGGTTGCATTACCATTCACAACCCCATTAACGGAGCACGCGAACGTGGTGTTCGCAGTACCCGTCACGGTAACCGTGAAGCTTTGGGAAGATCCCCCAACTTCTACGCTTGCGGTGGTGGGTGAGATCGTGATCGTAACGACGGGAGGCGGAGTGTTTCCGCCGCTCGACCCGCTACCACCGCCGCAACCGACGAGGATTGCAACCAAAGGAATCCATACAAGTCGCATATGCACCTCCATATTCCAGGGGCCGTTCGGACAATTCATAGGTTCCCTGGGGGGAAGGGCGAACCGCGCCGCAACATCTTAACAGAGAAGACCACTATACAGTGGAACTGTTTAATGTGTAGACGGGGAATAAACTCCTCCCCATCATTCAGGATGTGGGAACTTTAGACCCTCAGAAGATTTTTGGCAAGAGATTGAAGGAGTTGCGCACCGCTCGCGGTGTTTCCCAGGAAAAATTGGCTGAGATGGCCGGCGTTCACCGGAATTTCGTGGGGCTTGCCGAGCGCGGCGAGCAAAACATTTCACTCCTCAACCTTACGAAACTCGCCCACGCCCTCAAAATCCGCCCCGCAGAGCTTATTAAAGACATCCCTTGACCCCAGGAAAAGCCCAAACCAGTGTTGCTCCGCGAACGTGGTCAATATTGAACAGAACCCCGAGGGGCTTGCTGCTAGCCTCCTCAACGATAACTGTTTTTCATTTTTTCTCCTTTTGCCCTGCCGGGGGGCTCCAAAAATCCCGGCCTTTTTTTATCCCCAAACTCAACTTGCCTTCCCGCGCCGGATTGCTACCCTTAAAGAGCGTCCGCGATCACAACTTCATATTGTTGGCATGAAATTACGACCCTTCATGCCGGACATCTTTCATTTGTTTATCCTTTTTAAGTTATCCCTGTTAAATCCTTTATCGCGGGCGCACAGGGAATCCCCAGTCTCTTTTCCCCGCTTTCGGCGAAACGTGCGAAGTTCGCACTTCCTTAATTGGATAGCCCGGCTTCGTCCGTTCGTGCCTGTTATCTGCTGGCAGGAGCGGCGAGGAAAGCAGATTCGGAAGTTCGTTAGAAACTGTGCGGCCGCTACTGCCAAAAAATAACGATGCTGGGAACGCTTGAATGTAGCTAATCCTGACGTTCCCCTAAGAATACTCCCCGTGGATAGATGCGGTTGTCGTTGACCAACGGGCGACGCGACGAAGGAGAAATACCTTGTACCGCGCCAAAAACTCTATCGCACAGTTTCTAGCGAGTTTCCCAAAGTCGCAAACCAAAATCTCCGACCATAAGCGGAGAAGCGCGAATTAGCGCGGCGGGCACTCCCGCATAATTATCAAAAAATACCTTGCCCTTGTCGTTTATCTCTCTTTATTGTTTGGTAGGGTAGTCCAGCAAATTCCCCCGCAAACCGTGCTTATTAAGCCTGCGGAGGCTTCGAATGCAGAAGTCGCGTCTAATGCTCAAATTTCGCCCGGAATCGGCCTTTTACCGCGCGTTACCAACTCCCTCGTCCCCTATTCCGCCGCCCAAATAGACCAAATGCTTGCCGGGACCCAACATCCGGCGATTTTGAAAACCCTCATGAAGTGCGAAAGCCAGGACACGGATGTCGTACGCCCCGATTCGAACGGCCTCGAAAGCTATGGATTGCTCCAATTCAACGGTACTTCGACCTGGAACGAGTTTGCCCCGCTCGCGGGAGTATCTTCCACACCTGTAAATCCGACAGCCGCAATAAAGGTCGCAGATTGGATGATCTCGCACGGCTACCTTGCCCGATGGACGTGCGCAAAACTAACGGGGCTCATCAAATAACATGAAAAAAACCATCCCGTTCTCAGTTCTGCTGTTCCTCTCGCTCGTTTCGACTGCCTTCGCGCGCGACTACCGTGAATCGTACCGGCACGCGCACACGCCCGCGCCACAACCCGTAGCCCCTTCCACGCCACCGGTTCAGATAACAACTCAACCAATTGGGTCAAGCACGCAAAATGGTTTGCAGTTCGGTTTCTTTGAGGCCCCGGCGGGTGTTTCCGCCCCGTGGACGATGGCATTCACTGACGGCGCTTTCCCTTCCTTTTCCGGCAATGCGGTTATCTTTATGGAACCGCCATACGACGATGCTCAGATTGTGGCAGGCGATTTTGATTCACAGCTTCGAAGTTTTGCTCAGGCGGCTTTCGAACATTCCGGGACCGTAATCCTTCCCTTAGGAGAAGAAGTGAATTGCGATAATTCAGACCCCTGGGGCGGCGCGTACAAAGGGAACACCGTAGCTTCCACGATCGCCGCCTTCCAGCATGAAGCCACGCTCGCCCGCGAATACGACCCAAACATCTTGATAGCTTTCTCCACGAACAACGGCTCTTGCTATGGCGAGGCCCCGGCCACGAGTTTCTATCCTGGTGCGGCGTATGTAAATATCGTAGGCGATGACGGTTTTGATTTCGGCGGCCAGAATTGGGCGCAGGTTTTCGACAGTTCATTAACCTCCCTCGCCGCGCTCGGAAAGCCGATGTGGATTTTGAGCGAAGGAATTATCCCGACCGACAATCAGAGCCAATTCATCTCCGACACCTTTTTGGGAGCCAAGACGTACAACTTGCAAGGAGTTCTCTACTTCAACGGTCCCGGATGGACACTTTCTTCCGCCGTGCTCTCAACCCTCAAAACTCTGATGCAATAAAGAAACAATCCTCTCCCGACAAGCGGAAGGAGCTGTATTTATGTCCAATGATTAGCCCTATCTTTCAGGGTTTTTAACCTATGACAATTCGGACAAAGCACCTGTAGGTTAGGGAGGTCGCTTTCGTGAACCCTACTATCAAACCGTCTAGGATTTCGTTTTATGGGCTTTATATGGTCCAGGTCAAAAAACCCACCGACCTCACTCTTCATTTTGCAGTTGTTACATTGACTTCCAAGTCGTCGCACCAATTGTCGCTTTAAGGAATATTTATCAAATCTTCGTCGCCGCTCTTCCTCTGAGAGTCCTCTCCTAGGAGAATTATTGAGACACGACCTACATGCATATCCCAATCCATTCTTCTTCCCACGATCCCTCCTAAACGTTTCCACGCTAAGTACCTTGATTTCTCTGCAATTTCGACACCGCCTTAACCCCTGTTTTATTAACTGCTCTCCCATTTACTATTGTGATGTTAGTTACTATTAGTTACTATAATCATATTAAAACGTTCCTCACCCGACAAGCGGATGGGAACGTCTTAACCATAAGCTCGCAACCGACAACATCGTGCCTTTTTCGAGGAATACACTCGAAAACAAGGGTTGCCTTGAAGTAGCCGCCGGACTGGTTGAATCATGACACCCTGAGTTATCCCCAGCTGTAACACTTGCGCCTTCCTGTACGTTTTATATGCTGATAGGGAAGTAAGCCTTTGGCTTCACTCAATTTCAAAAGGAGTGGAGGGCAAAACCCCCCGCCTAGCCCGACAAAGGGCATCTCTAGAAATAGAGCTTTTGAATGGGCTGGGGGTTTTGCTTTATCACCATCGCCGGACGGCACAACACAATTCAATCGCAGGGAAGATGCTACCCCATCGTTCCTAGTTAAGTGCGATCATCTCTGGCGGACTAAAAAAGGGGGAGGTTCGAGAATTTCTTAATTCTCGGAACCGAGGAGAGGAATTCTTAACCCTCTTAACTTCAAAGCCACGTTCTTTACCCTCTTAAAAAAAAAGGTTTAGAATTGGCGTCGATTTTGCTTGCGAAGGAATTGTGCAATGAGGGTTACGAATCAAAAGGAACAATTCGAGCAAAATACAACGCTTCGCCAAAGATTCCTGGCAACTGCCCCGAATTGCCGCAAGTGCAATAAGAAAATGGTTGATCGAATGGGACCTTCGGGGCCATTCTGGACCTGTCAGAATTTCCCAAATTGCGAGGTTATGGCGAGCTTCTCCCCCCAATCGAAGGCCCGATATAAAGATTTGGGCAGTTCTTAAACCCACGTCCTCTTCACCGATTCTTCCAGTGCTAATTGCCTACTGTGGACCCAAGGGGCATAGTGCATTTGCGTAGTCCGAATATTTTGATGGCCCAGCAATATTGAAACCGTTTCAAGCGAAACTCCGCGCTCCAACAGCGAAACTGCAAAACTGTCCCGGAGCTGATGGGAGTGACCACCGGGAATTCCGGCGATCACAAACACTTTCTTCAAACGGTCTTGCCATTCCGTGATCCCGCTTTTGAGCTTCCCAATTCCAGTCCAAAAATAATATTCCTTCTTCTCGTCGCATTCCCGCAACGCCTCAATAACCACTTCTGGTAAAGGAACGACGACCGGATGACCTGTCTTTGCCTGATAGAGAAACAGCCGCCCGCCCGAACCTATTGCCTCTCGCTTCAAACTAACCGCATCCGAGATCCGCAATCCTGAGTACCGCATGAGGAGTATCAGCGCCTTCAATTTCTTCTCACTTCCACGAGGCATTTTAGGATGCGTTTCTCTCACGTTCTCAGCCGCTGCCAAAATCTTTTTCATCTGCTCTTTGGTATAAGGGAGCGTCGGCACAAACCGCACCACGGGCAATTTGATCGTCTTTGCGGGGTTCTTTTCTATCCATCCAGAATCGACGCAAAACCTAAAAAAGCTCCGCAGCATTTCCAACCGCTTTTGCATGGTGATAGGTGCTAGCTTCCACCCTTCACGGATTTTCCGAACGTCATCGACCTTTACCGAGCGCAACGGCAGATCGCCCAATTCGCTTCCAAGCTCCAACATCACGTTCGTATATTTCGAGATCATTCCCGTGCTCAACTCCCGGCCTTTCCCGTCCGCCAAGAATCGCTCGCACGCTACCTCGACCGTCACCGCATCCTCCGGCCCTTCCACCTCCCACTCCCGGACCAAACGTTGCGCCGCTTCCCAGTTCGTCAGATCGAGAGATTTGCGCATAGCCACGTCCCGAAGCACACCCTGCACCCAAATCGGGCAGAAACAGCCCTTATAGCGCCGCGAGCGGTGCTTGCAAGATGATTTGTGGCGGCGGTAAATGGTGAGCAC